GTCACATCGTTTAATTCTTTCACAATATCCTCCCGGTGTCTTTGGGACGTTTCATCTGACCGATTCCATCTGTCAAGCATTTTGAGAACGATTGATTCTACATTTGCCATTTTGGTTTCCAATTTTGCATTGGCTTGGCGTATTTGGTCCAAGTCCTCATTTTGAAGTTTTTGGCTTTTAATTAAATTGGTGATCATCATTACAAACAGACTTACAATGACACCGATTGCACCATATTCCGCATATATATTCATTATTGTTTATTCATTGTTATCATAATGGTTGGCGATTAATGCAAGAGATCCTATCAAAAGAGTAGTCCAAAGAAGGATGATGACAAATTCTATCAACTGCGTACTATATTACCCACTTGAGTACTATATTACCCATTTGCGTAGGATTGCAGTTTATCAAAATTCTTCTTCTACTGTTAATTTTATATTATAAACATTTGGGGCGACCTGGGCCATGTCTAAAGAATTGTTGGCAAACCGGCCAAATATATGTTCCGATTCTGCATTGTCACCTTCCGAATCTTTATCAATCGAAAAGATGAAAGGAATGTGGTTTCCGTTGGTCCTGTTCCATACATCATCCACGAAATTGTCATCATCTTCAACTATATCATATTCATTCGGCATAAGATCGGTTGAATCAATAAAGCTGAAACTCATGTCATATATTAACCGCCCGCCCTGACTGTCATATCCGTTGGATGCAGTCGTGAATGGCGATTTTGATGTACTTCCTGCGGTTCTGCCGTATGACTTTAAATTACTGAAACGCTGTCCGCCGAAGGATTCCTGCAAATCATTTAAACGGTTGTATGAGATCATCCGGGTCACAGCCAGATCAGGGGCGTGCGGCATTTCATAATATTCGCCAATCATAATACAGCCAATAAATAAATCTGTTGACCCCCAGGTTCCATCGTGATGCGTTGCGCTTGTATCGCTTGTTTTACCTTCAAACTGAATCCCCCAATATCTTAAAGTTTGTTCTGTAAAACGTATAATTGTGCTTCCGTCGGTATCTGGTTCTATTACAACGCTTTTATTATCATAGGTTCCACTACTTATACTTGTTGCTGCTATTGCATCAGCATTCACGACCTCTGTTGTTGTTACTGATGACCAATTAATATCGCCTGTATCAGCCGCAGTACCATCGACACTCGCGACATCACTTGCGGCATCACCCGCAAAAATTCTTATTTTTCCAGCCGCCGAAACAAGATTGTGATTTAAGATTGCAATATAGGATTTTTTCGATGTTGTGCTTTGTGTATCTATTGTAATCAAAACTTGGCTATCCGTGTCCCCGCTTGTATCGAAATCCACTTTATTGAGTGGTCGCATATCAAAGAGTTCCGCTTCCGATCCTGTCTGTACGCCTCTTGTGGCCGTTGCCCCGGAACCGCCCGTTGCCGTTACGTCGAAGTTCCCATCCTGCCCGATGCCCCGGTTCATCAAAAAATTGATATGATCGGTATAAAAGCGGGGTGTACCGATATTCATGTTTGCCATTATGATACCTTTATTGCTTTAATTGAACAGCCTGTAACTGTCTTGGTAATATCAGCCACAATGAAATACCCGGCAGCCATATTATCCCAGGTAGTTGTGACCGATGAAAATGTGTCTGTGGTGGATGACCACGATCCCCCCATCGTTTGACCATAGACCTTCAAGTCTGTGGGCCAATTTGAAAAATTAATTATATCCCCAATTTCGAGGTGATTGTATTTGGGGCGGACACACGTAAAATTAACCGTATCGTGCCTGTCTTTCATTAAATACAGATAGGCTTCTGCCAGTTTGGTCGCGGTGGTCGAATCCAATATTTCATTGGCATCCAATTCAAATTTCATATAACTTGCATCGCCGGAAGATGGATTTAGACTGTACCCGGAAACCGTGTTTCCCGCGCTTGTGGCATCGGTTGCGGTGGCTTCAGATTTATTCTGCTTCGCCCCGTAATCGTGATCGTATTTAATCAAGATTGAATTTTTAACCGCCCCCAAAGATGTTTTCCCGACCTTCCCTAAATCAATATCATTAAAATCAATTGTCTGATCGGCAGAAGAATAATCGTCTGCCCGCCTTAATGTTTTAATCTTGAATTTTCCATCACCACCGATAAATACATAAGAAAAACATAATTTGGCCAGGCGGTCAATTAAATCTTTTGAATTGATAAATTTATATTGAGAGAAAGCGAAATTCACATCACTAACCGCATCCTCGTAAATATCCTTCAAATATCCATTGGTAGTATTGCCGGAATAGTCGAATGTGGATATATCAATATCTGCCCCGGTGGTGGATGAATCAAGGGATAATTCAGTCCTCAAAATATCTTCAATCATATATACCGGATTTTCGATTAAATCATTTGCGGCATAACCGGGGTCGGCGGCATCCCCGTTCTGTAAATTTCTGGTGCTTGAATTAACTGTATCAATCCATGCACCATATTTTCTTCCCTTGCCGGAACAATAGACATAGTCTATTTTTGAAGGCGTGAGCAGTGTTCTGGTTCTTGGGACGATCTGTCTCGGAACGACAACTACAACATCTTCAACCATCACACCGGCACTAACTTCGATTGGCCCAATCTCATACGATTCATCGACTTCGTGGGATTCGATGTCATCAATATCAAATTCAACCACCATCCCCATTTCTGAAATTTCAATAGTAAAACTCCCTGCACCGCTGTTTGAATTTAACAGTAAAGGAATCCCGCCGGTGAGATCCCATGAACTTTTTTCGGGGTCTGAAAAACTGAGTGTGGCTTCTTTTTCATCATTAGTCGATACACTGCTAAAGGCTACTCCCCCTATTTTTAAAAAACTTAATCCGGCTGGAGTGGCTGACACGGTACCAAACTTCGCCAATGCTGTTGCGCTTACATATTCTCCCATTTTAGATATAGGTTCAATTCCATAATTGATCGTAACATTGTTTCCGTCTGTAACAGCTATCGTTGTTTTACTCGAATCTCCAAAATCTCCATTAGATATATTGGCCTCGTTGGTATGTGTCCCCGTCCCGCCTATGGTAAAGCCTGAACTACTTAAAGGGAAATAGACCTTGCATCTTGATCCTTCAAATTCTATTACAGGATTGTTGGACGTTGCATCCACCGTACCTGTAAGTGTTCCGTAGTGTCCAGATTTATAATAATAGACATTCTCATTGTCCAATGTATGAACCGCCTGACTGTCCACTTTGGCTTCACTTCCCGCCACACCTACATCATATTTATCAGTTATAATTGCAGGAAATGCGCCTTTGTAAAATTGTTTAAATCTATCAAAATGAGTCGTTGGAATCGTGCCAATGTCAGTCTTTTCATGGAAGTCCCCATAAGCTATTGGAATCGGTTTGCCGATATTATTGGCGGGTGCGTTTGTATATGTGGCGGATGCAACGGTATTGGCGGGTATTGTTTTGTGATGCCTTGTGGTATTGTCAAACAGGGTCAGCGTTACATTGTTAGAATCGTAATCAATTTCCCCGGAAATCACACCGGAAGCAATCATGCGAGCCGAGGTATCAAGTGTGGATGTTTCGTTGGTATTTAAAAACAATTCCCATTTGCGATTGGCGAAATTGTAATCAGCCAACAGATCGGAAAAGCGTTTGCCCTGGATGGATTTTTCGGTATTGATCAGCGTAACGCTCATGTTGCCGATTGATGTGGTGAAATTAAAGAAGTCTAATGATTGGCGGTATGTTCCCCAGGACGTTACCAATCCATAATATATGTCAGAACCATCTTGGCGATGGCGGTCACTTACACCAATAAAAGCCGATTCATCGTTGTAATATAGTTTAAGTACCCAAAACGCCGTCGTATTTGCATTTTTAAGGGCGTTGGTAAGGCCGGAATCGAATGATAGCATCTACCCAATCCTCGCCTGTCCCGTATTGATGGCCTTGTTTATGGCCGGTATAATACTATTGGCAGCGAAATTGTGATCAATGACACCCATACCTCCGAAATTCTGATTGATGATAATTTTAGACGATGAAGCGGCGTTTGCTGTGGGCGCAACCCGTGTCGGTGATGCACCGAACAAAAATGAGCCGATAGTTGCGAAGATACCACCGCCAGATAAAATGCCACCTGGTTTCATTAGCGCATTATAAATTTTAGCCTGTGTGACCATGATAGCCAACTGAATAGCGGCTCGTTTTAATGATTCTGTAATACTATCCCCAGCAATAGCAGATGTCAATAATGATGCTCCCGTTGCAGCTGCAAAGTTCGCAGTTTTTTCCATCGCTTCCTTATGCTCTTGGGCGGCTTTTGCAGCTTCACTCTGGAGAAGTTGCGCAACTATGATTTTATCTTCCGCCTCTTTACGGGTTTGCAGTTGATCTTGTAAAAGTTTTAATTGTTTTTGCAAAAGTTCAACGGTTGCCGATTCCGGTCTTGGGCCTTTGAGTCTTTTGTCTAAAGAGGCCTGTATAAGCGCAATTTCTTCTCTGAGTTTTATTGTGTCTTTAGTTTCGGGGTGTAATAGTTCTCGTAAACTTTTTGCAAAAGCTTCCACCTTCCTGGCGGCATTATCTATTGAGGGGGCGAACAATAGCCCTATCTCTCTTTGTAAATCATCAACAGAATGTCTTGCTTGTGCGAGTGATCCCGCAAGCGTTTCTCCCGCTGCTTTTGCTACACCACCCACCTGTTCCTCAATGGCCCCAAGAATAGCGACAAAATCGCCAGATTTAGCAATATCCTCATCCACAGTAATACCAACACGCCTCAATTCGCCAGACAATCCCATAGCCGCTTTACCAACCATGTTTGCGGCTGTCCTCATATCTCCGCCCATCAATTCTGCTAAATCGGTCATTAGATCAACCGCTCTGGGCATCACTTCGTCGCCAATCTGCTTATATGTTTGGAGAAATGTTATCCCCTCTAATATCGCAGTGTTTGAGAATTTAGTTACGTCCTGCAAGCTGTCAGCGTAGTTCTGGAGATTTTTCGATGCTTGCGGGGTAAAGCGATTCATCGACTTCATCACACCTTCCATCTTGGCAACTGCAAGTGTGAACTCCTCTGCTTGTTTTACGCTTTCCTGTAATGCGTTGATTATGGCACGAGCAGCGAAAAAGGCAGCCCCTGTTTTCATGGCGGCCTTACCAAGCGACACCATTGATTTATCAACTTTTTTTATATTTGTGTCAGCTTGCTTTGTGCCAATTACTCGTAATTTTATAAGTAAGTCTTTAACTGATGCCATCTTTATCTTGCTTTGTTTTTTCTGCCATACAGGCGTTTATTTCTTTATCTATAATTGAAAAACAATCCAATCGGTATGCGGAGACATTATCCAATTCACCCATTGATATATTAAACCGGGTCACATAGTTGTATTCGTTAATCATTTCCATCATCCAGGGTTCGACGATTTGATTGCAGTCTGCAAAGAAGGGAACAGAATGGTACAGTATTTGTCCATCTGTAAATTGTTCGCTTGGTTCGCATATTTCATCTATGATATTCCATATATCTTCTACGGTCTGCACCCTCACCGGATCGTGTTGATAAGTAACCGGGAGCTTCGCCACTGTATAGGGGAGGCTTCTATATATATCACGAGGTTCGGGGAAGCCAAATTGCCAACACCAAACCGCAAGGCTCAACCCCCGGAATCTTTTTTTGCCGGTTCAATCCCCAGATATTCTAAAAATATGGCTTGCAGTACAGCATCCACTTCGGGCATATCCATATCTTTGAAATCATTTTCACCCAGACCGGCGATTGCACCTACTTTTTCAAGCACTTCATAATAGGACTCCACATCCATCTTGCCATCCCACCAGACTTTTGCATTAAGTTTATGCAGTTCGCGTCTTTGTGCATAGGTGCAGTCATTT